GGACTATGATAGCAATTGGTATGTGCTTGAGGCCCTAGAAGAAAAGGTAGAACCAAGTGATCTTATCAGATTGATCTTTGAGCTTAATAAGAAGTATCCACTACAGTGTTTGGCCATGGAAAATTTTGCTCTTGAAAAGGTTTTAAGGATTAACCTCTTCGCTGAGATGGAAAAAAGGAATGAGTATATCGCTGTTAAAACCTTGGCGACCAATACACGAGTAAGTAAAGAGGCAAGGATTCGGGCACTACAACCAATCTTTGAGCAAAAGAAGGTTCATATAAAAAAAGATATGCGTTCTCTTTATAGGCAGATAATTACCTTTCCACACGTTAAGAATGATGACCTAATTGATGCTCTTAAAAGTATGTTACAAGTTGTATACCCAAGCGATATGAAACCTATCTTTAAAGAAGAGAAGAGATTAGATAAGTTATCTCAAATGGCCTACGATGAAATTCAATCTTTTAGTAGACGGACAGTTAAACAATTGGAGTATGAGGACTTATGAGAATGGAAATTTTGATGATTAGTTTTTTAATGATATACATTATATTTAGCGAAATAAGGAATTATCTTGAAAGAAAAACATTATTAGATAGAATAATGAGTAAAGATTATGCAGAATATGCAACCAACGAAATTAGTAAGAAAAGTTTGGGGCAAAAAGTTGAAAGACAAATAGATGATAGGCCCTCCTACGCTTTGTGAGCTAAGTTATGTTAAGTACCGAAAAAAAAATTCGACCTCCGAAGAAGACATCGAAGGGTGATTTACCTAAAGATGCCGAATCATGGGTTCAATATGTAAATGAATTGCATGGGATTGGTTTAAGTATTCGGACTAAACATGAGTTATCATGGGCGCTCAATCACGCCTATGTGAAGGGCTATCAAGACATTATTTTTAATTATAAAAGCGGTAGAATAGAAATACCCAAGACAATGTCGAGGCCTTTAACGGTTAATAGAATCGGTGCTTTTGTAGATGCTAGGGTTGCAAAACTTACTAAGAATCGACCACATCCTAGAACTATTCCCAACTCCAATGATAACGAGGATGCCAATGCCGCTAAGTATAGCGATAGTGTTCTTATGCATCTTTGGAGAAAGACCGACCTAGAGGGTGAGTACACCGACCTTATTACTAAAGGTCTTATCTATGGTACATCTTTTTTAAAGTGTATATGGAATCCCCATGCCGGTGACTACATTCGAAAGACAGTAGGTGATGAGGACGAAGGTGTGTTACATATCGCTGAAGAGGGCGATATTAAAACAGAAAAGATATTCATGGGGGAGGTGGACTCAGAAAGTCTTAGCCCGTTTGCAATAATCCCTGGTAATGAGAACATCAAAAACGTTAAAGACCAGCCTTGGTTAATCGAACGGGCCTTCCACCATGTTCACGATCTAGAAAAGTTTTATCCTCACCTAAAGGGGAAACTAGTAGGAAAGAGTACTAATGAAGAACAACGCACAGACTATGAAGCGATTACTCAACGATTGGCTAGCCCGATTAGTTCAGCGGTGGGTTCGGGACTTACTAATATTCATGATTCACTTAATGATCAGGTTCTCTGCAAAAAGTTATGGATAAGACCATGTCCTGAATACGAAAACGGTTTAGTGGTAATTGTTATTGGTGATCTACTTGCTCATATATCAGAGTTTCCACACGATTATGGTGAGAACGTCTACCCTTATTTTAAGTTCGTTGAACGTGATGATGGTCTCTCCTTTTTCCAACAAGCAACGGTTGAGAGACTTCTCTCTATTCAGAAGAACTACAATAGGCTTAAACAAAAGAAACTAAAGAATGCAATGTTGTGTGCAAATGTGAAATGGCTTGTCCCAAAAGGCAGTCAAATACACGAGGACGCATTGAATGACGCAGAGGGTGAGATTATCTCTTATAACCCTGCTGTCCCGGCCCCGCAACAAGCGATCATCGCTCCTATGCCCAACTATGTAACTCAGCTAGAGCAATCGTTAATAGATGACTTTAGAGATGTTAGTGGGCAGCGTGAGGCGAGCATGACTCCATCACCTAACGTTACTGCAGGCATAGCCTTATCAGTGCAGGCAGAATTGAGTGATGAGATCCTAGGCCCAATTATTAAACGATTAGGTCGTATTATGGGGTCGGTGGCCCATTGTCAGTTATTACTTATCAATGAGGAATATATTGAACCAAGAAAGATCGCTATACTAGGCGAGAATAACTCGTTCGGTGTACAATATATAAGTGCTGCAGATTTAAAACATCATGTAGACATTCATGTAGAAATAGAGTCGCTCTTTCCTGAGTTTCGTGGTGCGAAACAACAACGGTTGATCGACTTATGGGATAGAAAAATTATAAGTGACCCAGAGACATTTCTCAAAGCTTATCGGTTTGGTAACCTTGATGAAATACTTGAAGGTCTAGAGCGTGACGATGATCCTGTTCACCTTGATATTGCACAAATTAAAAAAGGTAGAGAACCAGAGATCCAACCTTATCAAAATCACGCAGCTTATTTTAAGGTTCTTTCGAAGTGGATACAGACACCAGAATTTATGCGTCTTATTCCAGAAAGAAAACAGTTAGCGATTAATGTGTTACAAGCGCATATGAAATATTTATTACAAAGCATGCCTAACCAAGGGCAACCAGCGCCCAACCAAAATCAGGCTGCAGTAGGAACGCCATTTGGTGCCGCTGTCCCTGAAGGTGGAAAGACAGGCATGTAACATAAATCTAGTAACCAGTTTGCTAGTGGCCACACCCTAATCATACCTTTAAGATTCTTTATCGTCCCCGTGACGAGGACGTTAAACATACACGTTAAAACAACATGGAGAATTTTATGCCAGCAGGATCAGCCCCGAAGGGCGATGTAGTAAAACAAGACGTTAAACAAACTGAAGAGGCTTCGTCTTACCCCGATTACGATGAGGTTGAATTGCCAGATGATTACAACGATGTCGAACCACAAGGGGACAATGTTGAATTAGAGATGGCAGATGTTCAAGAACTTGAACAAAAACCGATTCCTTACAATCGCTTTAGAGAGGTTAATAGTAAGGCCAAAGAACTGGAACGTGAGCGAGACTATCTTAAGTCTCAACACGATACGGAGTTACAACAGCTAACACGACAGTATGAGGCCAAGCTTGCTGCGAAGGAAAAGCCCGAAGGACAAGCGTATGAATATGAGACAGAAGAGACAAAACAAATTAAAGATTTGTCTCATACGATTCAATCTCTTTCACACGAGTTGAGTTCTTTAAAGACGTCTCAATTAAAGGCCACTCGTACAGCGGAGATCGATAAACTATCATCCAAGTATGAAAAAGCCGATCCGCTTGCTGTTCAGGGATGGGCAACCGTAATGGGAAAAGATGTCAGCTTAGAAGACCTTATGGCCAAAAGTCATGAGCAAAACACTAAGATGATTCAAAAATCTATTACGGATCTTATAAATCAAAAGAAAGCAAAATCGAAAAGGACTGTACCGTCCGGCCGAGTAATGCCTAAGTTGAGTGAAGAAGAACGTCCAAAGTCGTTTAGGGAGGCCACACGAATGGCAAAGCAATATTTAAAAAACTACTAACGTAAGGACAACATAATGGCACAATCACTAACTAACTACGATTCGGTCCTCAAGGACTTTTATGAGGGAGTCGTAAGGGAAACACTAAACCAAAACGTCACAGCGTTTAGGGTACTAGACGAGAGTGATAAATCTTGGTCAGGTAGACGAGTAAACTTTCCGTTTAGAACGGCCCGTAATTCGGGTGTAGGCGCTCGTGCAGAGGGCGGAACGCTTCCATCAGCAGGGCAGCAAGGGTATCAACTCTGCCAGATCACGGCCTCTTATCAGTATTGTACGATGAAAATTTCTGGGCCTGTACTTCAAGCAGGGAAACATGCCTTCGCAGATGCCATGCAATCTGAGATGGAAGGGTGTACTAACGATCTAATTAACGATTTGGGTAGACAGGCCTGGGGTGATTCTACGGGTCGAATCGCAATGGTTTCTCACTCGGCTACAGCGGCAGGGTGTACCGCAATCGGTGTTAAAAACAGGTTCGACACACCTGGATTTCATGGTGCCCGGTATATTTCTACAAGCCAGCTAATAGACGGTGGAACCACAGCTAGTCCAACGGCCGATTTCTCTAGTGCAACCGTTTCAAAGGTTGTTATTAGCGAGAACGCTAGCACAACATTCGATGAGATCCAGGCAAGTGCAGGGGGATTATCTGGTGTTTCTGCAGGTAACTTTATCTTTAATAGAGGTGCCGGTGGGATTGAGATGATGGGATTACGAGGCCTCATCGATAACTTTTCTGCAACAAATGTGTACTCATCCACTGGTTACGCAGGTAGCTCAGTACAGGGTATCAATCGGGGTTCTGTAAGTGAATTCAACTCTATCGTGCTAGGTAACTCTAGTGTTGAAAGAGTAGTGACTCCACAACTATTACAAAAGGCCTTCGATCGAATCGCTACGAATAGCGGTCTTGAACCCAACTTGATATGGGGACACCACGACACGATTCGAGCAGTACTGGAGGGGGTAACACACGATAGGCGTTACAACTCACCGGATTTTGCAGTAGGTCATACGGCACTGAGTTTTAACGGGATTCCAATAGAGAGGGATCGTCATGCACCGCATAATGAGTTGTATATCTTGGATAGGAGTGTAATCAAGCTATACACCTTAAGTGACTTTGCTTTTGCATCGCGTGATGGTTCTATTTTGAGTAGATCGTCGAATGAAGATGCTTACGAGGCTTATCTTAGGGCTTACAAGCAAATTGCGTTCGATGGTTCGCCAAAAGGCGCATGTGTTATTCGAGACATTAAAGTAGATTTCTAGATTATCTCTAGGATATCGGGAGGGGCGAATGCCCCTTCCTTATAACAAAGTGAAACGGAGATCATTATGATCAGAATAAATAATATAGATTTTGAAACAAAGGGCATGAAAAGGTCTGCTCAAATTCCTCTAGGTGATTTAACAGCAACACACACTTTTACAATCTTCTCGGCACCGGTAGACTGTATTGTAGAAGAAGTTATCGTTACTCAGAAGAGGCAGACGAGTGATTCGCAAACGTGTCGGCTTTATCTAGCAGAGGCAACAGCTTCAACGTTGGCAGCGGCCACCGCAGTTAGCGCCACCGCTTTTGCACAGATTAAGTTTACAATCTCAGCAAACAACTCGATGACTGCCGGTCAACTATTAGGACTTACACTACATTGTAGTGGTACAGACACGTTTTCTCAGGCACAAGTTGCCTTGAAATGGATTCCAAATAAGCACAGAGGTAATTAAATATGATGTCGCCTGACCGTCGGATCGTTGAACGAATTAAAGCGTACGACAAAGAACTTTACGTTAAGTGGAATAATCGGGACAGCTTCTTTGAAGTGTGGCGATCATATCCAGGGACGGATAAGTTAATCACACCTGTAACAAGATCCATATACTATCCAAGTTCCGCAAGAATATTCACTCCACTTGACGAAAGAATTCTATGGTGGTTGTACGAGGCCGACGGTTGGCGGCATCCTAGCATTCGAAGACATGTGCTTGAAAGAGATAATAGATGGAAAAAGTGGATGGCATTGAGACGTAAAAAACAAGTTGGTGATTATCGTGATCGTGCTAAAGACATGTGGACACATCTTAATTCTCGCTATGTAACTAAACATTCAAGCGGAAATAAAAGTGCTAAAAATCGTTATCCAACCATTAAAGCCAAGGTTAATGATAAACGCTGGATTGCACCCGATATGAAGGCAAGAACGTCGGGTAGACTTTGGTCCAGGTCTGGTGCGAATGCTAGGAGTTTCTTCTCATGAGTACCGTTATTAAAATTATAGATACTGCACGAGCATTGATTAATGAACCGTTAGAAGCCGGTCGAACATTTCCAGACGATACCTCATCGTTTTTTGCAGACTCTACTCTATTAAAGTTTTTTAATTCTACTCAATTGGAGATGGCAAATAATATTATAGATGCCGATGAGAACTATTTTCTAACGAGTACTTTTCTAAATATAACAGATGGCTGTGCAACCTATAATCTACCAAGCGGCACGATTAAAATTAAACGTGTCGAGGATGTAAGAGCAGGCTCAACTAGTTTACCAACAGAGATTAGGCCCGTTACAATTAACAATAAGGGTGAATTCAGTTATGAGTTTGCAACGGCAGCAATAGGTGGCGGTGGTTACTACATAGCAGGTAATCAGATTATTTTAACAAACACGCCGGCCTATACGAACGCCTCAGCGGTAAAGATGTATTACATCCAAAAGCCATTAGATGTTACGGCAGGTTCAACTATTAGTGCTATCCCAGAGCAATGGCACCATGTGATTAGTTATGGTGTTGTTAAGCAGGCACTTTTCTCTCAACAATCTGAGAATAGGGATGCTGTCTTAGAGTATGAAAAGCTAATGAATGCTTTAAGAAAGAGTATTGAAGATAGACAAATACAAAGATCCCGTAGAGTAAAAAGCGTCTACGGTGATGTTGATTAATAGGAGTTAGTAATGGCAATGATTTCAGCTTTAGCCGACGGGACGGTCACAACAGCATCCAATAATGTTGTTATTAACCCAATAAATATTCAACATTTCGAAAGGTTTTCTGTCACCTATCGAAGTGAATTAAGTGCAGCGATGAAAAGCATACAGGTCCAGGTTGCAACACAACCTATGGGTACTGCGAGTGCTTTATCATGGTATGAAATGAGTACAGCAACAATTCCGGCACCGGACACCTTGGGGCAAACAGCAACAGTCATCACGAGTGCAATTACGAATGCATGGAATTGGATGAGAATCGTTGCACATAGTTCTCAAACAGCGGCAGCGGTGCCTAAACTTTCCATTGCACTCAATGGGCCGAGGTTAAGGTAAGGCGGATATATGGCGGTTATAATAAGAGCATATAGTGAAACGGATGGTAATATTGCTTATGCATCGTCTATTAATAAAGTGATCGACGATCTTTATACATTACAAAATGGTAACATCAATTCGGCAAACGTGGGTGCGAGTGTAATCGGTACAGGAAACATTAAAGATTTTTCCATCACGACGGCTAAAATTCTCGATGGGGCCGTAACGAGCGATAAGGTCGGGACAATATCATTTGGTAAGTTGCTAGGTTCGTCCGTGTGGGAAACGCAACAATTAATTCTCGGAGGATTTTGAAATGGCCGTAACAGTAGTTAAAAGACGTCTATCAAGCATGGGGGCTAATGGGCTACCTATAGATATTAGTTCTAGCTTGAAGTCTGGAATAGACTTACATGCAGGACCGACCGTTACGGCCGCCCATGATTCTGTTTATATCTATGCAAATAATTTAACCACGAATGCAGTAGACTTTTATCTGCATATTGGTGGGGCAAATGGAACGCCAGTTCAGTCAATTTTTAATGTACCTGCATCAACGTATAATTATCCTATAGTAGAGGACTATGACATATGGGGTGTAGGTTCTGGCGTTAGGGTTCTGGCAGGAGGAGCGTCTATGACAGGACAACAAATGTATGCCTTTGGTCACTATGTAAGATATACGGAGTCATAATATGAGTTTCCTAAGAAAGCTTAACAGGTTGTACTCCTTATTTAGTTCGAGGCAGTTTATACCAGGCCAGGTGGTCCAGACATTACAATCGAGTCTTTATACAACCGTGAGTAGTAATTCAAATAATATTCCAGGCGATGGGTCTTTGCCACAAATTACGGAGGGTGGTCAATTTTGCTCTTTAAATTTTACACCGAAAGTATCGGGATCTAGTGTTTTAATTATTTTTCAGGCAAACGGGGATGAGTATTTGAACCCTACGAATACTATTTATGCCGGGATTTTTAAATCGACCCAAAATGATGTTATTTTTGGGAGAAGTCACGAAATGACTAATAATTTAGGAACTCTGGCCGTTTGGTCGGGCGTTTTTTTGTATGAACATAATGAACCTGTAGGCGTTCCTTTTACATTTTCCATGAGGGTCGGAATTACCGCTGGAACTGCGTATCAAAATAGAGGCACTGGCTATCATACCTCCGCAATTTATGGAGCATCCGAGGGGATGTGGTTTACGGTTCAGGAGATAGCACCATGAATGTAATGAGATTTGAGGCATTAACAAGTGCCCTTTCTAAACTTAGGCCTGAGAAATTACACTTTCATTGCACTGGAGACACTTATCCAAAAGATGTTAAGTGGGCAGGTGAAGGGGAACCTCCGAGTGCTGATATTATAAATAAAGAGATTGAGGTCCAATTAAAAATATTAGAGGCCAATAAACATCAAAGGCCAAGGATGATTCAGTATAACAGAACGGTCCCTACTCAAGATTTAATAGTCGCCTTGTGGGAAAAGGTGGTTGAAGGTCGGGATGAATCGGTTAATGAGCTACAGAAAAAAAGATTGAAAATTAAAAAAGATATCCCAAAAGCCAAGGAATGACATATGGGCCTCTTCTTTCCAAAAGCATTATCAGTTAGAAAGTTTGAGGGTGGTCTTAAATTAGATTCCGATTATACAGATTTGGCCTTAACAGAAACCAACGACGCAAAAAATTGTTTATATGGTCCCAATGGAGATATCGAACAACGATTAGGTTCAGAGAAAATATTAAACACCAGACTTTTAAGCACTGATGGCACAAGTGTTAGACCAATCACCGGACATTATTTTTTTAGAAAGTTAGGGGCTTCAACTGGTCAACATGTAGTTGCGTGTGGAAATGCGCTACACGATCACAGGGAAACGTCGGCCACGGTTATCCTGTCAGGCTTAACCGATAACAGTAATACATTTTGGAGTTTCGTACAAATACAAGATCCTCGATCAGCGACGAACGATGTTGTTTTCGGGACTAACGGCGTAGATGCGCCGGTGCTTTTCGACGGTTCGGCCAGTGCGATTTATATATCGAGCGTGACAAGTGCGACACAGGTGCCGATAGGGAAATATATATTAAGTCACCAACGAAGAATTTATATTGCTAACATCGACGATGCGACCAATGCTGATAGCCCCGTTAAGGTTATGAGATCCGAGTTTGGTTCGGATGGTGCCCCTAACCCTCATCGTTTTACAGAGTCCTTTATAGTCGGTGGTAGTAGCCCAGAGGGTGAGATAATGGGACAGGCCCTCATAAGAGAGTCGATCTATTACTACACACAAAACTCTATTTATCGTTTTAATCCTGGTGTTGGTGACACCTCATCATTGGACAAGGTCGCTGAAAATCTAGGGCTATTGGCACCGAGGTCACTTGTTGCCGTTGGTGGAGGCCATATATTCTTAAGCCAAAGAGGCATCTATGTTTTCGATGGACAGGTTCCAAGACATGCCAGTGCTAAGATAGATGAGTTTCTATTTAATAATACCAACTCAACACAACTAAAATATGCCACAGCGATCTTTGATCATAAGAGAAATTTCTATATTTTATATGTTCCTGGTACTGGTAGCGATAGAAATAACATAGGAATAACTCTTGATATAAGAAATGAAACCCTAACATGGCAACCCCTAATCACAGGGAGAGAGGTTTCACATCTTAGTAATTACATCTCGGATAGTTTCACCAATCAATTATTATACGGTGATTATCAGGGGTATCTATATAAAGATAATCAAACCAATAATGATGGAATAGGCAGTAACGGATTTAATGAAACTGTCTCAAGTGCAACCCTTTCAAGTGTCACCGTAACGACCGCCAAGTTCACAACAACGAATGATGGTCTTAAAGGGAATATCGTTAAAATCTATGATGGTACAGGGGACGGCCAGGAAAGGGTTATACAAGAGAATAATAGCCACACACTCACCCTAGAGGCTGCATGGACAACTAAACCCGACTCAACATCAAAGATAACAATCGGTGGGATTGATGCCTATTGGAGATCCAAAGATTATTCATTCGAGGCCGAGGATATCACCAAGCTTTTTAAAGAAATAAATATTAGATGTAAGGAACAGGGTAAGATTAATCTTGATGTAAATTATATTATTAATTTTAATCTTTTAAGTCGATCAACTCTAAAACAGGTCGAAATGTTTAAGTCCGGTTTTGTTTGGGGCGATAGTGGTTCGGGTGTATGGGGTGAGAATAGATGGGGTGGCACTAAGATTATTAATAGACGTATGTTACTTAGACCCACGAGCAATCAATCTCTTTATGGCACACATATAGCGCTGAGATTTGCAAATTCTAGGGCCGATGAATCATTTAAGATCGCAGGTTTTGACATCGTTAAAAAAGATGTAGGGCGGAGGTAGATATGCCACACACAGCATGGCACAGTTTAGAGGATGAACAAGCCGAGCAACAACAACGAAAAGAAGAATTAGAGGAATTGCTTGGTTTAAGAGAAAGTGAAGCCGAAGCACGAGAGTCAAGGTTCAGAGAAGAAACCATTGAGGTAAGGCAGAGAAGAGAAGAGGCCTTGGGATCTGAATTAGAACGTAGACTCGAATCGTTTGGTTATCAAGCCGATGTTGCGAGAACCAGAACAGGTGAGCAACAAGCTGAAAGAGGGATGCTTAGGTCAACTGTCACTGGTAGGCGATTAGGTGATATAGCCTTAAAAGAGACGGCCACACGAGCTAAAGGACAATTTGAGTTAAAGCAAGAGGTCGAGAGGGGTCAAGAAGAGGAACGAAGATTATTCTCAAAGCGTGAGGATATTCAGGAGGCCGCAAAAACATCACGAATGTATGCAGAGCTAGACCAAAGTATATCTACCATCTCAAACCTTAACTCTACAATTCAAGAGATGAAGCTAAGAAAACAACTTACTGATCAACAGATAGCGGCTGGACAGACAAATGCAATTGTAGGTGCAGTAGGGACGGTTATCGCTGCGGCCGCTTATGCGGTAGCCTTTTTTTATACGGCCGGTGCCTCGGCTGGATGTTGTTTTATGTTTCTAGAGGCCCGTTATGGCAATGGCGTTTTAGATAGGGTTGTAAGACGTTATAGAGATGAGATGATGACCGATCAGAACCGTAGAGGGTATTATAAATTGAGTGAGGTATTGGTCCCTCTTATGAGAAAATATAAGCTTGTTAAATTTGCAGTTAGAGCATTCATGACTGATCCTCTCGTTAGTTATGGTAAATATTATTATGGTGAGGGCAAAATAGGAATTATCTTTAAACCTCTTCATAATTTTTGGATGGCAATGTTTAATTATCTAGGCAAAGACCACGCCTTTATAAGAGAAAATGGTGAGGTAGTGTGAGGTTAAAATGGCATTAGATACAAAAAAATTAAAGGAAAATCTAAGTACACAATTTGCTCAAGCAGGAGAGAGATTGCAGTCATCTAAAACTGCAATAGGTATAGACGATGCCCCTCAACACGAGCTATTTGGGTTTGCACCACGAGCTATCAAAATTAAAGGCAAGATGATTGCCGAGGCCGAGCTAGCTGATTTAGAAGAACAACATGGTTTCCTCGTTGAGGACTTTATTAGAGCATCCCAGATTGTCGATGCTCATGACCAAGCCAGAGCAAACATAGAGTTAAAGAAAGAATTCGTAAGGACAAGAGACTCAATCGTTAGGGCCGGTTTAGCATTAGATAAAGAATTGTCAGATGCTAAAATAAAGGCGGAGACACATAATCAAATCGTGAATTCATTAGCCGAGGTCGCTGCGGCTGGAGCTAAGGCCTGGACCATCCATAAACTATATGGGAAGCAACCTACGGCCCCAGAGGGACATACGGTTGGCGGTCCAGGAGCGCAAACACTGGATGATTATACAGCACGAACGGGGGCATTTCCTACGACAAGGATCGGTGGCCAAACGTATTTAGATTATATCCAAAGAAAGATGCACGAATAGAGGTGAACCATGGGCTTAGAAGGGCAACAAACGACACTAGCAGTAACTAAACTTATAGCAGGCCTAACCCAAGGTTATATTGAGGGTATGAAACTGGTACGAGAAGAACATTCAAGATTATCAAAATTAGAATTTTTAAAAGAAAGAGAGGCCCGTGCGGCTGCCGTAGAACAAGAACGGTTAAGTGTAGCACGAGAACGATTGACCGAGACAAAAAAAACCTCAGCATTGCAAAGAGAGAAACTTCGAGGGGACATCACGCTACAAGGATTAAGAGAAAAACAACTTCGTAAGTCTATGGCAACGACTGAGGACCCATGGACAGGTAATCTAAGCAAAGATTTAACGGCTAATTACACTTTATGGAAAGGCGCTCAAGATGGCTTTTCAGACGCCAACAAAACTTATCAGTCAGCGTCTGTCCAATGGAAATTGGCCCAAGGTAGCTACTCGCCTGATTCAACTCAATACAAAGATGCTAAGGCTAATTTTACTCAAGCTGAAAATGATTTACATCTTGCAAGAAGTCGATCGAATAGATTAATCGCTAGGCGCAACAGGCTTTTATCAATAGATGAAAATTTTAATAGATCAGATATGAGGGGTATGAACCGTGGAGTAGCTAGTTTGTTAGTTAAGTCAGGGATACCTAAAGAAGAGAGCATTGACATTGTTAATAATTGGAATGAGGGATTAAGACGAAAAGATCAAGGTGATCCTTCTTTAATTCAAAATATTATCGAACGTATATCAACAGACGAAAGAATAAAACCAGATATAAAACATACATTAGGCACTTGGATGAAAAGACATGCAGGTGAAAGAACTAATTATGTTGAGGCCAGGGCAACCGACATACCATTTATTAATGTTGAAGAGTCGGTGAGAGACTACACACCAGGGCGTGAGGAAGAGGTGTTTGAAGATCCTTTAAAAGAAAGGGCGGCTAAACGATTGGGTATTACTCCAGAAATGGAGGCAACTGACCCAGAGGCAGCAGAGGCGCTTAAACAAGAAGTCGCCACGATGGAAAGAGTCTATGGGCCTGTCCCAACATTAGGCATTCCAGAGCCTAAAGAACTACCTAGATTAAAAACAGAAACACCCTTAACAGAGGGCGAGCGTACAGAGATTAAAGAGAAAGTTAAAAAAGGTAGAAAGGAAAAGAAAAAGATCAAGCGTAGCGCATATTGGTCTAGGCATTGGTCAACAAAAACATTCGGAGCGGCTGGCACTCCACCTGCACATTGGTCCCTTAGAAAATAGGTATAATTATGGGATGGAAAGAAACACTTGATCAAATGATTGATGATAACAAGAAGTTATCAAAGGCCATAGAAACAACACCTGATGATGAGATGGCGCTACAATATAGGGCCGTTTATGGTAATGGTGCTAGGGCTTTTTCGCCAAGACTAGGTCGGTCACACACAGATCACGTTTTTGAATCTTTAAAAAAAACGGTTGATAATGGGTATAGATATAAACCTACCCTTGTTGAAGATCCTTTTGAAATTACTAAATTTGTTGATCCACTACAAAGAGATAGAGTCGGGGAAAAACAAATAACCTCACGAGCAGATATGCCAGATCATGGTCCCTACATGGTTGGTAAACTTAGAGAGGCAGTAGGAGACACAGCTTATAATGTTATTACTGCTTTAAGTGTAGATGAGCATCTTAGTGTTAAAGCTTTGATGGGTGATGAGGTTAAGTTTAAAGACCTTGGTGATTACACTTGGGATAACTATCTTATTCATAAAGGGGCTGACCCTGGAGGTATGACTACGGCCATGGGGATTGGCATGGCAGTGATGTTATCACCTCTTACATGGGTAACTCTAGGTGCAGGTAGTGGCCTCAAAATGTTATTGGGTGTGCCAGCTAAGGCAGGTGGAGTTGCTTTAAGACGTCGATCATCTAAAGCGCTGGGCGAGGTGGTTAAATCTTATTCAAATAAACACATCGATAAGTTAAAGCTTAAAGCATTCGAGAATAAAAGATTTGCTGAAATAGTAACGGGAAAGAAAAAGAAATTCGAATTAATGAAAAAGGCAAGGGGTAAAAAGAAGATGGCCCTTTCTGAACCTTTTAATCCTAAAGAGATTAGAAAACAAGCCCGTATAGATGCCGAGATGACTCTTGCAACATCTCCAAGTACTATCAAAAACTTTAAGATTAAGAACGAGGCTTTGCTAAGAGATAAGTGGCGTAAAGAAGGCGAAAGAGTTTTGCTTAATATGGCCAATACCGATCTTAAATTAAATAAAGCTATTATCAGAACACCTCAAAAATTTATAGATGATGTTGGTAAGATCCTTGATCAAAGAGGTGCAGGCAAATATTTTGATGTTAACTATGGTGAAAGTTTTAAGAACATCCCCGGTCGTGTCCTTTCTGGTGGTCCTCTTATACATCAAGCCGATGTTAGCTTTATGGGTAGAACAATTATTCCTGGTGAGTGGTTACTTCATTCAGCTAATAAATTTAAAATTCCTCAATTATTTAATTATATTTCAGAGATAAAACCAATCAAGTACACGACTGATGGTTTTCGTAAGATGTTCATTAAGGATTGGAATGTCCCGAAAGATTTAGTTTCGGCCATTAGAGAAAGTGACGATGTAGCAGGTTTATTAAGCAATCCAAAGATTAAACAAAAGTATACAGACTTTGAAATAAACTCATCTAAATTATTGGCACAAACATCTGAGTTATCATCTCAAGCCGAAAGATTTAAACGAAAGGCCTTAGATGAAGCCGACATCTTTTTTAAAGGATTAACAGACGAGCAACGTAGAAATTTTAGTGACACAGCTATCTGGGCCTCTACACTTACCAAGAAACAACTTATTCAAGCAAGGCGTAGGGTTATCAAGAAAGGCTTTACTATTAAAGAGCAGGTGGTAGCCGGTGAGAAAAAGATCAAGCGTTATAAGATGGAGGACTTTAAGGATCCACAGGTTCAAGATAGATTAGACGCATGGTTCGGCCAAGGGAAATATGAAGGTAAGGGGATGGCCGATGAGTTATGGGAACAATCTATCAACTGGGGAATCATACCACCGAAGACAGGACGTAAACCAAATTGGTACCCAGGTGTTGCGAGAAGGGCATCTATTCAAAGGCTTAAGTTTAATGAACCACTAAAGCCTGCGGAGAGAGAATTCTTAAGAGAAAGGATAGGCCTTGACGTTGATATTTACACCCACGATCCTGTCCATGCTCTTAGTTATAGACAAACACAAATCTGGATTGCAAATGCTCAAGACAAAATGTACGAGGAAATTGTTAAGGGTAAATTTGGTAAAGTCTTTTCTAAAAAAGATGTAGATGTTATCTATGGTTCGGCCGAGGCAGCGGCTAAGGCTGGCATTGTAGAGATTAAAAGACCAAAGGCCTATGCTCTCAATAAATCAATCACACCAACATTAGACGAGCAAGCGGAGATGGTGGCCAAACCTTCATTTTATGGTCGAGAAGATTTTGCTAATGTTTGGAATGAAAACTATACATCTAGTTTTTGGGTAGGTGAGGGTAAATATTCTAATATCATGTACGATCTTATAGATAAGTACACTGGCATTTGGAAACTAAATGTCACAGCAACGGCCCCTGCTTATCACTTCATGAATTTCAATAGCAACATTGTCCTTAATGCAATGAAAATAGGACATCATATATTCGACACAAAGGCACATATGGCAGGTGTCTATTCGGCTTTAGATGAATCAAAAACACTCAAATGGCTTGCTGAAAGTAAGTTATCACAGAAGAGTGAGACTGTTAAAACAATGGTCCAAAATGGTATGAAGGCCGCACGAGGTAAGCTTGATGAGGAGATAGAATTATACGGTGGCCAGAAAATGAAACTAAAGGCCCTTGTCGATGAGGCTGCAGAGAATAATGTTATTCACAGGGACATGTTAGCATTTGATATTGGCGGCGAGTCATTACCTATGGGCGCTAGATTTACATGGGGTGAAAGGCTTATGCAGATGAATCCTGCTAGCCATCAATTTGCACCATATCAAATTGGGCGAAAATTCGCATCTACGATTGAAAATCAAATGCGATTGCAGAACTATATCGTTAACCGATCAAAAGGTTTAAGTCCTCCAATGGCAGCATTAGAGACTGCAGAAACATTATATGACTACGGTAATCTAACTAAATTCGAAAGGTCGGCCAACCTATTCGTTCCTTTCTATACGTTTTCTAGAAGAAACATTGCCAACTATATGAAGATGTCTGTAACCAAACCAGGCCTTGTGACAAGTCAGTTAAAGTTTTGGGAAACAATGCTACCGAGTGGCGACGAATTAAGAGAACGTTATCCCTCATGGGTAGGTAAGCGTGTTACTGCTAAATGGGGTGATAAATTAACGATGGGTTTCCAATTACCCATTGAGGATATTCTTAACTTTGTGCCCACCGAGGATAGTAGGGTTCTTAATAGAATAAACCCTGTCATTAAAATCGCTGTGGAACAAGGTATAGGTAGGGATCTTTGGTCGGGTAGAGAGCTAGATAAAGTTGTAAGCGGTGATGAGTTTGGTTTTGTTTATAAGCTAGCTAAATCGGATTTACCGGATTGGATAACCGCGTCGGCAAAACAAATTGTTAAGCTTGTCGGTGTTGAGCAAGTTATCGATCGACAGGGTAGAAAGAGATATGAGATTGATCCAGAC